ATCGAACCGGTGGGCGCGGTGACCGTGATGGAGCTCTGCACGCTGTAGGTGATGTTGACGTAGAGCTCGGAGATCCGACTGGCGTTGCCGTTGAGGTCGTCGCGGCCGATCTGCTGTTGGTAGTTGTTGAAGCTCCCCACCGTCCACGGGTTGCCCTGCGGGTCCGTGGTTTCGGTCGGCAGGTCTTGCAGCACCCACGTCGCGGTGGTCGGGTTGCTCGGGGCCGTCCAGCCGAACAGCAGTTCGAAGATTCCTTGCAGGATCGTGGAGATGATGTTCTGGGACTGGGTGCAGTGGTGCCACCCGACGTGCACCGGTTGGGGCGCCGGCGCGATCACCGACTGAATCCGGACCTGCACCCCGACGGAGAAGATCTGCGCACCGGCCGGGATGCTCGGGGCCGGGAACGACACTTTGACCTTTTGGCTGTCGATCCGGCACCTGGTGGTGAACTGCACGTAGCTGGCATCGGTGTTGTCCGACCAGGCAGTGTGCGCGTTCGCCGCGCCGACCACCGTTGCCCCACCGAGCGACACCGTGGCGTTCGGGCGGATCGTCGTCGTCTGATAACTGGGTGGGGGACTGGTCACCGCTTCTGCCGCCCGACAGAGTTAGCCAGCTTGTCGTTGTTCCGCTTGATCTCCACGCGCATGGTGTGGGTGATGTCGCGGCCGTCGATGTAGCAATGCACGTGCGTTTCTCCGCCTCCCTGACCGCCTTGGTTCGCCGGCCCGGACGCCGGGGTGATCGGGGGTGTGCCGGCGATGATCGAGGTGCCACCACCGGCCTGGCCGAGCACCCCCATCTTGGCGAGCATGGCGTCCGCTTCCTTGGTCGCCGCGCTGGCCAGCGACAGAGCCGACGTGGTGATGAACCCCAGGGATGAGGTGATGCCGGTGGCCAGGCTCTTACCGAACACCTCCCCGGCACTGGTCGCGGACCCAGCCGCCGCCGTAGCGCCCTGCGCGGCCGCCTCAACAGTGGATTTGCCCAGGTCAGATGCGGCTTTCTGAGCGCCCTTCGAGCCGTCCTTGATGCCGTTGGCCAGGCCCTGATCGAAGTCCATACCGGCCTGATGCATGATCACCGATGGGGATTGGCAGCCGAGGGCGCTCTGCGCGGCCTGCGACACCTGATCGCCCATGGACTGCGCGGCGCTCACCGGCGCCGGGGTGTTCTGCTGGATGCCGTCGGCGCAGCCCTGCGCCATGTCCGAGCCGGCTTGGGTCAACGGCGCCTTGGCGCTCTCCGCCGCTGACACCGCACCCTGACAACCCGACTCGATCCCGCTCTTGATCTTTTGCCCGCCGGACTGCGCGGCGTCGCCGGCCTGCTTACAGCCGTCCCCGATGCCTGAGGCAATCTGCTGTCCGCTGGACTCGGCGGCCTGGCCGGCCTCCCGCATGCCCCCTTCGGCCTGTTTCATGATGTCCTTGAGCTGGTTGGTGTCCAGTCCGGCCTTCTTCGCTTGCCGGCCGAGGCTCTCGAAGTGGTTGCCCGCGTTGCTGGCGGCGTCGCCCGCGCCCTGGAAGCCGCTCTTGGCCGACTGCGCCGCCTGAGCCGCCTGACCCAGGCCCTGCGCGGCGGATTGCCCGGCCTTATCGGCGCCTTGCTTGACCTTGTTGCCCATCGACGTGCCCGCGTTACCCAGGTCGTTGAGCGACCCGATCCCCACCCGAGCGCTGCTGGAGATCTTGTTCATGCCCGACTGAACGGAGTTGCCGGCCTTGTCCATGCCCTGCTTAACGCCATTTGCGGCCTTATCCGCGCCCGCGCTGGCAAGACCGCTGAACTTGTTCATGCCCGACTGCATAGAGCCGTTCATCTTGTTCAGGCCCTGCTTGGTGCCCGAATCCATCTTGGCCCAAGCATCGGTTTCGTGGTGCCACATCTTGTCCATGGCCGCGCCGAAGTTACTAACCGCCTTGCCCATCCCCGAGGCAATTTCGGACGCTATCTTGCCTACCCCACCATGGGCGGCCGCTCCCATTTTTTGGAATCCACGTTCCACGTTGGTCGCCATGCCGTCCATGGTGTCCCTGGCAATGTCGCCAATCCCGGAAAACCCAGTCTTGGCCCACGCCGACATCGCGTCCATATTGGTTTTCGCATCGGCGGCCATGCCACGGAACACCTTGCCGACGGCGGTACCCATCTTGCCGACCTCGCCGACGACATCGGATGCGGCCTTACCGACTGACTTAGCCGCGTTGGCGACCGACTGGCCGAACTGGTCCGCCGCCTGTTTACCTACCCCGAAGCTCTGGGCGGCCTTCGAGACGGCCTGGGCCATCGCGTCGTACGCGGTACTGGCCTGCTTGCTAGCGTCGGCGCCCTTCTTCATGTCGGCGTTGAAGTTGTTCTGCTCGCGGTCGGCCTCCAGGATGCTGCGCGCGTCCTTGGCTACGGCGGCGGCATGGTCGCGGGCGGCGGCGGCGGCCTTCTGCTGCTCGGCGGTACCGCTCTCCATCGCCTTGTTGAGCTCATGCTGGGCGTCGTTGAGCTCGGTTTCGCGTTGGTGCAACTGCTTCAGATCCTCGTTGAAGCCCTTCACGGAGTTGCCGAGACTGTCGACGGCGCCCTGACCCTGCTTAGCGCCGCCGCCCAGGCCGCCCGGCCCGTTGCCGAGCCCCTTGCCGGCGTCCCCACCCGCTTTCCCCGTGTCGTTGAGGTCCTTCTGCTTCTGCTTGAGCTCCTTGTCCAGGGCTTGCAGGTTGCCGTCTAGGCCCTGCACCGATTTGCTCAGGTTGTCGGTCTGGCTGGCCGTCGCCGACATGTCGGAGCCCATCTTGGAGATGGCTTGCCCGGTCGAGCCGGCGGCCTGCCCCAGCTTGGAGATGTCGCCGGTGGCCTTGGCGACCGCCTTGTCCAGGGCTTCAATGCCGGCGATGGCGGGCTGCATGTCGGCGGCCATGGTCTTGACGCCGCTGTCCAGCGCGGTCAGGTCGCCGGTGAGGGTCTTAACGTCCTTGTCGAGCTGAACGACGTCCTTGTCGAGCTGGACGACCAGCTTGTCCAGCGCGTCAGTGTCGGTGGCGAGCGCCTTCTCCTCGGCGTCGAAGTCCTTCAGCGAGGTCACGATCGTCTTGAGCGACGCCACCAACTTCGTGCCCAGCGCGGTGGCCAGGTCGTTCACGGCCTTGACGAGCACGTTCGTGATGTCGCCAGCCAGCGTCTTCACCATGTCGTCGAGCGACTTGAGCTCGGTCTTGAGCGTGGTGATGGACTGGACCAGCTTGTTCCGTATATCCCCGTCGACCATCGTCAGAGCACCGTCGAGCTTGGTCTTCAGATCGTCGCCCAAGGTGGTGATCTCGGTGCCCAAGCTCTGCGAGGCGGTGCCCAGGGCATCCATCTGGCCAGCGGTGTCCTGCGCGGCACCGCCAGCACTTGCGATCGAGCCTGCCGCCGCCTGGTGCTGAGTACCTGAGGTGGCGGCGGCCGATCCCGCGCCCTTGTGTGCCTGGGCGGCTTGCTGGTTAGCGGCCGTGTTCTGCTGGAGTGCTTGGGTGTGTTGTTTGGTCGGAGGGACCGCGCCGAGGAAGTCTGAACCGTTCTTGGACACCTCGGGGGACAGGTTCTTGATTGCGTTGGTGGCGTCGTCGACCGGCGGCGTGACAGCCTGCATTGAGCCGCCGAACTGCTTCGCGGCCGCGCCGGCATCGTCAAGCGGCGGTGGGATGCCCTGAACAGTGTTGGACAGGTCTTTGGCTGCGTTGCCGAGCGCACCCATAGCGTCGTTGGTGCCCTTGGCACTGTCGGTGGCGTCATGCTGCGCGCTGGTGGTACCGAGTAGGCCGTCCTTGAGCCCCTTGAGCGTGTTCACGGTGCCCGACACTGCACCGCCCAGGTCAGACAACCAGTGCACCCCGACGGAGATGGCGTCCCAGACGACCTTGAACACGTCGGCGAGCTCGTGCATCAACGTGATAAGTCCGGTGATGATGCTAACAAGCGTATTTATCGAACCAGCCATAAGCGAGAATGCACCCTTGATCAATCCCGCGTTTTGCGCCACTGTCGACGCAATTTCGTCAAAGGCAGGCTTGATCTGAGCCAATGCGTTAACAAATGCACTGCCGAACGTTGTCGCTATCGAGATGACGTCTTGCAACTCGCCCGAAACAGCCCTAGAAGCCCCGGACACCACGCCGGAGAACGAGGTAATCTGCTTCTCGCTGTTCCCGATCGCGGCCGTGACCGCCAGCGCCAGGTTGGTGAAGGCAGTCATGGCGGGTTGCACTGCCGGCGCGAGCTTCTGCGCCATCCCGGTGGCGGCATCCAGGATCTGCGTCATGTCCCGGGAGAACGCCTGGAAGCTCTGACCCCCGATGGTGATCAAGACGGCGCCCATCCGGCCCACCGCGCCGATCATGGTGGACACCCCGGCCAGGGCTTTCGTCTGGATGTCGCTGCCCAGATTGGCGAACGCTGTGCTCATTTGCTTGATCGCGCCTATCCCGGCTTGAACAATGCCGGGCATAGATTGGAAAAACACCTTGAAGCTAGGCGCGAGCGTGTTAGTGATGTCGCGGAAACCATTCGCCAGCTCGATCAGGGAAGTGACCGCCGGTTGAATGCCGGTCTTGGCGGCGGCGGCGATAGTTGCAAAGGCTTCCTTAAGCGGCGCGGCAATCTGTGGCAAAGCAGCCCGTACCGTTCGAATCATCTCATTGATGACCTCATCGAACGGCTTCGCTATGTCGGTAAAGTCCTTCTTGGCCTCGGCGACCAGGTCTTTCCAACCCTGGGCAATCTGCTTGTTGCCCTTTTCCGCCATGATGGCGAACCCGGTGATCGCCGCGCCGGCCGCCAACATGAGCGCGCCAAAACCGCCGAACGCCACCGCCGCGATGACGCCCAGCGCACCAACAGCGGTGCCGAGAGCGCCCATCACCAACGCAGCGATACCACCAACAGTGGCGAAGGTCGTCATTATCCCAATGAGCGCCTGGAAACCGCCTACCACAGCTCCAATGATGTCGCCGATCGGGCCCAACGCACTCTTCAGGCTGTCAAAAGCATCCACGACCGGCTTGATAACCTCTTGCAAGTCCTGGAAGACCGCCGTCGTGTTGCCTATCAGCTGGTCCATCGCGGTGACGGTGGATTCGGTGGCTTGAATGCCCGATTCCATGTCCCCGATGCCTTGGGTGACGTCGGTGATGGCCGTTTCACCCGCGATAAGCCCCTGGTCGAATGCTCCGATGGCCCCAGATGCCGCACCCGCGACAGATACCAGATCTCCGATAGCGGTGCCCGCGATATTCAGGTCAGACCCGAGCGTCTTGCCATCGTTGTCTAGATTTTTGACGTCATTGGAGAGATTGCCTATAGATTTTCCAGCGGATTCAGAGTCTCTCTCAGCGGCAGCGACAGCTTTATCAAACTCAGTATTAAAGTCTTGCAGAGCTGTTTTCGCTTCATCAAGTTGCGACTTATCCGTTGTGATCTTTATCGTTTTATCGCCAACGGCGTCTTCGGCGGTCTTGACTTCGGCCAGCTTAGCGTTGAGGTCGTCCAGCCCCGACGTTTCAACCTTGATGAGGATTGTCTTGTCGTTGAGCTGGTCGATGGCGGCATTCAGCGCTTCTATCTGCGCGATCGCGTCGGCGGCGTCGGCGTCAATGTGGATGGACATTGAAGAGCTCGCCATTGTCGCCTCCTTCCGCGATGGATGTTGAGAAGAAACCCTCAGGGACTTCTACTTCTTCGGCCGCCGGGTCCGCCATGCCGTAATTGCTCAGATCCGCAACCCCAAATGTGCCGAACAGCAACGTCGGGTCGTCGGCGTCGAGCTCTGTGCGGTCCTCGGCGGAGTGCTCGTACTTGATCAGATAGTCCTTGAGCCTGGCTGGGATCTCGGGGTCCTTGCGGTACGGAGCGACCGCGTGCAGGGCTATCCAGCCGGCGTTGTAGTCCGCGCGCCGGTCCCCGATCGGGCCTTCGAGCTCCTCGAACTCAGCCCACTCCGCCAGCTCCGTCGCCGAGATGCGCCTGAGCAGCTCGGCGACGGTCCCGATCTTGAGATGACCGGCTAGTCGGAAAACGAATCGTCGGTCGGGTCGGTGCTGGAGACTTTTCCCGCCTTCGCTTCCTCATCGTCGTCAGACAGCCCAGACAGCCGCCGCGCGGTCTTGGCCAGCAGTTCCGAGCCGCCCGAGGGCAGTTTGCCGAGCTCGGCGACGCCGCGTTTGGTGTTGGGCCAGAGCCTGTCACCCTGCTCGGTACGCAGCGCGTAGGCCAGCAGGCGCAGGGTGTTCTCGGTCAGGGACAGCGTCAGCTTGGTCTCTTTGACCTGGTACATCGGCTGGCGGTAGAGATCGAGCTCTTCGCCGGTCAGCTCGTGCACCCACACATGGCACTTCCACTGCGGGACGAACACCTTGACGCGCTCCACGACGGCGCGGATCTGGTTGGGGTTCGACAGCGTGGGGTACTCATCCGCGCCGGTTACTTCCGGGGTTCGATAGTCCAGTTCAGTCAACGGGGTGTGCTCCTACCGGGGTTACTAGCCTTCGATTGACGCGTTGATGTATTCCATGACAGCCATAGCCGCCTCCTGCTCTCCTGCTTCGAAACCGAGCTCCATGTAGTTCTTCCCCACATGCTCGGTTACAAATGTTTGGGTCCAATCCCCAGAGGATCCACCGCGTAAGTCTGGGAAACTCTGATAACCGCTAGCGGTACCGCCCTCATCGAGCACCCGGGCGTATTTGTAGACTTCTTCACTGGCATTCACGTAAGGGTTGACCGACCAGCCGGTAGGGCTGTCATCCAGCTCGACCGCGCCCACTGACGCTTTCAACGCGCCCGGGTGCATACTGTCCACGCCCCCGACGGGCACAAATCCCCGGACCGAATCCACCAGGATCTCAGCACCTTTATGCGTGGCTTCCCGCAGATTGTCAGGAGAGAGGGCGTCCACGGCACGCTGTAGCATGTCCTGGACGCCCCCTTTCCCTTCGACCGTGATGGTGACGCGCACATCAACCATGACGGTCGCCTCTCCGGTTTAGGTGTAGACCACGCTGCGGCTGAAGCCGATCAGGGCGTTGAACGCCGGGGTGGTCCCCGAGATCGTCCAGCTGGCCCGGACATGCGAATTCACCGTGATCCCGTTGACCGCCGTCAGGCGCTGATTCGAGTTGGCGGTGGTGATCGCGGCGAAGGTCAGCAGGTCGGTCCAGGTGGTGCCGTCCGGGGAATGCTGGATCTTCGCCGTGAAGCTCGGCGTGGTGCCGGTGACTCCGAATACGTGGACGTGCGCGGCGGCGCCGCCGGTGGTCGCCCCGCCGGTGTCCACCCCAGCGGTGAACAGGTCCGTGGAGTTGCCGGTGGTGGTGGTCGTCCCGATTGGCGAGTTGAGAATGAACCCCTGGTCCAGCGCGCCACGGGCGTCGAACTCAGCGTCCAGGTCGATGGCGCCCTTGAGCTTGGCGTCCAGGTCGTACTTGGTGATGACCGACGGCATGAGGATGGCCGGACCGAGCACCGGGTAGCCCGCCGGTGCAACCAACACGTTGACGTCGTTGGTCTGGCCGAACCGCTGGTTGATGATCTGGTCGATCTGGGAGTAACCGTAGGAGTAGAACCCCTTGAGCTCCAGAGACGCCTTCTGGATGCCGGCCAGGTCGTAGCTGAAGTGCTGTCCGAACACGGTGGCGTCGATCTTCGCCGCGTCTCGCTTCAGCTTGATCTCGTT